CATTATGCTATGTGCCCTTGCGGTTTCCTTATTATAGAGGGGAAACCCACCTCTGTCAATCTCTGAACTGATTGTATCCAGTTCCAGATTGCCAATCTCCAGGACTATCAGAAAGTTCTTCTTTCCAAGTACCCCAGTATTGGGTCACTCTATCATACATCATTTGGTGTATGTTGTCAACCTCTTTGGATTGGGGTTCTTCAGCAAGTTTTTGATAGAGTTCCTCATTCTTTTGCTTGACATACTCTATTGCCTTTTCAGTCTTAGTAGCAACACCAAACCAAGAATCATCTGACAGAACTACTGGTGCTGGAACACCAATATAGTCTGATTGAACTTTTGTTTTGTTAATTTTTTTAGGTTCAATAAACTCACTCTTTGGAATAAAAACGCCCTTGAGTTTCTTGATTCCTTTAATGACTTTTTTAATCATGCCCATACAAGTTTTTTAACGTAACCATAAGAGTAACTTGTCCTACGTCCTTTGATGCCCCAACCTAACCAATAATAAGATGGAACCATATATTGAGGGATTGAGAATCCTGGATTTTCAAATTCTGGTAAGACTTTTTGGAATTGTGTTTCATTAATCATATAACGAACCTGACCTTCAAGAGAAGATGGGTCACAGTTATACTTTCTGCAGAACTTACCAAGTCCATTATATCTCTTGGTAGTGGTCCACTGAATTAATCCATATCCACCTCTACGGCATTGTTGGTAAGGTACAATGGCGCCACCTTCACATACATTAGGGCGAAAACCAGATTCTGATTTGATATTGCCCATGATTGTAGCAAGGGCATTCTTATCACGAATCTTTGTGCTTTTCTGAATCTCCTTTAGAACAAATTGTTCATTGGGATTGCATCCAGGACAAGTCCATTCCTTCTCCACCACTTTGATTGGAACTGCTGCCACATTGACCTGGGGAGGATTACTAATTTCGCTAATGCTTGGATAAGCACATGCAGATGGAACAGAAGTAACAATCAAAGCAGTAAATAATTTTCTAAGCATCAATTCAGTTGAACTCTACATCCACCTCTTGCTCAAGGCATGGGTGACTCAAAATAATCCTTACGATAGTAACGACCCAGGATGTTGCTATTGTAGTAGGCAGGGATCCCTTCTGTCAATCTCTCTGTAAGTACATTATTTAGAAAGAGTTGACGGGTCTCTTCAAAGTTACATTTGCCTACAGTTTTGTGGAGGGATAGGATTTCTCTAGTAAAAGAGTCCCGTCCATACTTTGCAACATCCTCTTTAAGCTCTGGACTAGATCCATAGTAGTCACGCCAGTTGCTTTCAGACGTAACTCTTCTCCGCTTTTTAGTTTGATTTGTAGATCTAGGCTTTCGTTTTTGCCAGAAATACTTTCTACCGATATATTTTCTCTGGGTGACCTTACAGGTAATAAGGTAAACAAAGCCGTAGTTGTCCCCAATAAGGCTCCCGTCAAACACCCTGCCACAATAGGTCCAGGGATTGGGATATTCAAGATGTTCTTCACCTTTTTCCAAGTTTTATTTTTCATATTCTTCAAATATGTAGTCATCCTTTTTGGTCTACTTCAATTTCAGTTTTTTCTTTCCAGGTTTTGTCATGGGGAATAGGTTCTGTACCATATTCCCATGTATCAAAGTCTTCTTCGTTTCTTGGATCAGAGACTAAATCCTGCGAATGTGTCTTTGGTGACATCTTGTTTAATTCCTCCAACGACATAAGATTCTACTTCTGTTTCTTGTGGTGCTACCTGGAGTCCCTTAGAAGAGATCCAGTGCTGGGTCCATGGAAGAGGATTATTCTTGGCAGCAATATCATAAACTGGTCTGAGACCAATTGCCTTCATTCTACGATTAGCAACCCATTCAACATACTTCTTAAGAAGAGCATCATTTAGACCAATCATAGATCCATCTTTGAAGAGATAGTCAGCCCATCTCTTCTCTTCATTGACTGCCTTATCAAACATAGCATAGACCCACTCCTCTTCCTCTTTAGCAATTTGCTTCATCTCTGGGTCATCACCATCCCTCCACTTATTGAGGATGTTCTGAGTGATTGCTAGGTGTTGGTTTTCGTCTCTTGCGATAAGAGAGATGATCTTAGCTGATCCTTCCATAAGCTTAAGTTCACCGAAGGCGAAACTACAAGCAAAACTAACGTAGAACCTAATACCCTCAAGAATGTTAACATTGGCAACTGCTCTGTACAGTTTTCGTTTGACATCTTTGAGTGACTCCTGTGCTGATGGAACTTGTTCTAAGGCATGAATCCAATCATTAGAGTTATCATATTGGTGTGCTGCGTTGATGAAGTCATCATATGACTCTGTTACACTTCTGGCACGCTCAAGAATTCTCTCATCAGAGATAATGGTATCAAAGACTTCAGATGGATCTGAATAAACATTTTTGATGATGTAAGTGTAAGAACGACTATGGATCATCTCCATAAATCCCCACACTTCCATACATGCTTCCAATTCAGGAAGAGAACAATAAGGAATGAATGCCATTCCTGGTCCCCTACCCTGAATAGAATCAAGCATAATCTGATACTTCAAGTTAGAAGTATAGATGTGCTTCTGTTCTGGACGCAGTGAATGATAATCACCACGATCTTTTTGAAGTGAGACCTCCTCAGGTCTCCAAAAATAACCAAGTTGCTGAGTTGTTAACTTTTCAAAAACAGGATACTTGTATGAATCATATCTTTGAATTCCCAATGGTTTTCCAAAAAACATGGGTTGTTTTTTGGTATTATGAGATTCTGGATTAAAAACAGTCATACCCCTTACAGGGGTTTTTGTAATATCACTCATTGGAGAAACCTTAAACTGCACAGGATTCACACTCTCCCTCCTCGGCTTGACTTAATTCTTCTAATAGATTATCTAGTTTTGACTTCTCTTCAACTACTTCATCAGTCTTGATGTCATAGGTGTTTTGATAATAAGAAGTCTTCCAACCATACTTATATGTAGTCAAAAGATCATTTGCCATTACAGAAACAGGCACCTCATTGTCAGGATAATTTTCTGGATTGTAACTCCAATTGCCAGATATGGCCTGATCAAAGAATTTCTGCATCACAGACACCACATTTATGTAACCTCTATTGTCAGGCATTTCCCACAAAAGGGTATAATGATTCTTCAGTGTAGCATACTGAGGAACAATTTGCTTAAGAGGCCCTTTCTTTGATTTCTTAATGGACAGGTAGTCTCTAGGGGGCTCAATTCCATTGGTTGCATTTGACACAACGGAGCTGCTCTCTGAAGGCATCTGTGCGGACAGTGTGCTGTGTCTGAGACCGTGCTCACTGATAGATGATCTAAGAGATTCCCAATCATGCACCAACTCCTGAGTGGTAATCTCATCAACTTCCTTCTTATATGTATCAATAGGAAGAATTCCATCAGCATACTTAGTGCGACCAAAGTATTCACAGTGACCTTTCTCTTTAGCAATCTGATTGGATGACTTCAGAAGGTAGTATTGGAAAGACTCAGAAAGACCATGAACAGCATCCCATGCTTCTTGTGATCCATAAGAATATCCTAGTTTTGCCAAATAGTGTGCCAGACCAATGAATCCCACTCCAAGGGATCTACGTGCCTTTGTAGCAACCTCTGCTGCCCTTACAGGATACTCTTGATAGTCAATGAGTTCTTCCAGACCCCTGACAGAAAGATCACAAAGTTCTTCCAGTTCTTTATCAGAATGAATCTTTCCAACATTTACAGCAGAGAGAATGCACAGAGCAATCTCACCAGGCATTTCCTCATCAATATGATTGATAGGATCTGTGGGCAGGGTGATCTCCTGACACAGGTTAGACATGTTCACCTTGTCTTTGAAAGAAGAATGACTGTTGCAGTGGTCAATGTTCATAATATAAACACGACCAGTCTCTGCTCTCTCCTTTAGAAGATCTAGGATAAGTTCTTGAGCCCCAATTTTCTTTCCAGGAATAGACTGATCCTGTTCGTAGCCCACATATAGTTCGTCAAAACTATCAGTTCCAAAAGCATCATAGAGACCTGGAACATCATGAGGAGAGAAGAGAGTAATTTCTTGATTCTTGATGAATCTTTCATAGAAGAGTTTAGAAATTTGGATGCTGTAATCGAGCTTTCTGACACGATTATCCTCTGTCCCTTTATTGTTTTTAAGTACAATGATATCCTCTATTTCTTGGTGCCAGATAGGAAAGTGAACTGTAGCAGAACCACCTCTGATGCCGTTTTGTGTACAGCATCGTACAGTTGATTCAAACTTTTTAAGGAAGGGGACAACGCCTGTGTGTTGTACCTCTCCACCTCTGATTTTAGAGTTGATGCCACGGATTCTGCCTGCGTTAATCCCGATTCCAGCCCTCTGTGCAACGTATCTGCCAATAGCCATATCAGAGCTAAAGATACTATCGAGGGTGTCATCAACATCAACGAGAACACAAGATGCAAATTGACGCAGTGGTGTCCTAACTCCTGCCATGATTGGCGTTGGGATGTTGATTTTGTGCTTGCTGATTGCATCATAGTATCTCTTTACGTATGATAGTCTGTTCTCTTTGGGGTAGTCCCTAAAGATAGTCAATGCAATCATGATATACATGAATTGTGGAGTCTCGTAAATTCTTCCAGAACTACGATCCTGCACTAGATATTTATCTGCTACCTGCCTGAGACCAGCATAAGTAAACAGAAAATCCCTATCATGATCAATAAATGTTTCTACCTTCTCAATTTCTTCAATTGAATACTTGGTAAAGATATCCTTATCATAGTTATTATCATAAGCACATTTGGTAATATGATCCTTCAAAGAAGGCAGTTCACGCATCTTACCATACAGTTGCTTTCTTAGAGAGAACAAAAGAAGGCGAGCAGCAACAAATTGATAGTTAGGATGCTCCAAATCAATCAAGTCAGAAGCACTCTTAATCAGAATCTCTTGAATCTCTGCTGTAGTGATGCCATCATAAAACTGAATGCCAGAGGTCATCTCAACTTGACTAGCAGAGACCCCTGCAAGACCCCTGGTTGCCTCTTCAACCATCAGATGCATCTTCTCCAAGTCAAGGGATTCAATTCTTCCATCCCTCTTTTTTACTTTTGTACCATTGCTCATATCTTTTTCCAGGTATTGAATTTAAGTTTTGCTTCTAAACCAGAGTGTGTATTTGATTCTACCAATTGCTGAACATGATGTCCAGCTAGGACCATATCATTTATGTCCTTTTCCCTAATGTTGGATGGCCAAATGACAAGAGAATCACCTTTGTCAATTGTGCGTTGGATCCTTGAGACGATTTCTTTGTTTCTTGGTTCATTATCGTAGACCCACACAGGATTGCTAATCCCCCAAGCAACAACATCACAGTCAGCTCCACACATAGCAATCGAATTGCAAAGGAATGTGCTGTCGAAAGGTCCTTCTGTAACATAGACTGGAGCATCTTTTTTGACCTTATCAAGTCCATAAATCTTTGGCGCCTCCTCATCCAACATAATGGTTAAGTATTTAATAGGGTTTGAAGATAGCGCTCTTCCCTGAACCCCAACAAGTCTCTCCCCATGATAGAGAGGTATAACTATTCTTCTTTCCCCATACTTTGTACTTTCAAAAGATTGGGGTTTAATTGTGTTTACAAACTCTTTAAAGTTTTCAGCGTAATAAAACTCTCCTGAAAAGATTGCTCTATCATGGAGATACCTTTTGGACACTGATACATCAAAAGCATCAGGAAGATCAATCTTAGTCTTTTGTTTAAAGACTGGTTTTGAATCTCCAACACTCTTAAAAACATCTTCAGGATTTTCTGTCACGTAGTTTTTACCAGTATGACCCTCTTTGAATTTTTCAAAGATATACTCCCTATGTGTCTCTGGATCAATATCTTTCAAGAAGTTATTGAAAGAAATATTCAACCCACAATTGTGACACTTAAAGTTAGTGTTATTCTTTACTCTGTAAAGATAACCTCTTGCTTTATTCTTGTTCTTCTGAGAATCACCACAAATGGGACACCTAAAATTATAAAGATTTGCTTTTACTTTCTTAAATTTAGGAAGTCTTGAAGAAATCAGATTGATGTATTTCACATCAATATAATCCATGCTGTTAGTTTGTATAACTCCTTTCTATTGTAGTTGGTGCTGCCTGCACTGTCAAGAGTTTTGAAATAATTGTACTAGTGTTCATGGCAAAAGTTATGATTGCCATTGCTCCAAGAGACATCCAAACTCTTTTTTCTATTTGACGTAATCTTTGCAGCACACTGTCATTATCTGAGTCCATTTTATCACGGAGTTTGTCAATTTTTGCAAATAATATATCGTCAACTTCTTGTTGTTTTGATATTCTTTCTTCATGGACAGCAAGCATTCTGCTAACTGTAATATTTACCTCACTTAATTTTTCAATTGCATCATCAATTTTTAAAATGACAGGTTTAAGGTCTTCAATCTTTTGTTCTAATACTGCCAACTTAACTTGTTCTTCCATCTTGAGGCTTGAAGTAAGGATTGAAGTCTAGTGCCTTCTTCTTTGCTTTTCTTTCTTGTCTCTTTGTTCTTCTATCCATCAAATCTTTGATGGCTTTCTTTACATATTTGTTTCTGCCATCCAATCTCATGACTGGATCATAACCAGCAGTAGGCCCACGAGCAGGGGAGGAACCACTAAATCCGCCAGATCCCCCAGGAGGATTTGCCACCATGCCTTCCTCATTGACACTGAATTCACTATACATTGCTGTACGAAACGCATCTATAACTCTGTCAATTTTATCCTTGTCCATTAGTGACTCTCCTTAATTCCTCTAAACATTTTTGATCCATATCAATATCATGAATAATGGTTCTAGGATACTCTGGAAGTCTATTCAAAAATACTATAAAAGTCTTTATGACATCCCACAAGTCTCTGTCAAACTTATAAAATAACATAGGAGTAGTGGCATCACCAAACACATTGTACAAAATGATAAAATGATTTATCAGTAAATGTGTTTTGAGTTCACCACTACTCTTATAACTCTTCAACAATCTTTTAATGTATCTGAAGTGATTCAGATCCTTTTCAAAATCAGCACGTGTAACTGCTTGTGGATTCTCATAGTTTTTAATGGCAAAGAGAAGAAAGTTCTTCTCATTCAATTCAGTAAAAAGCATTTAATCAGACGGGAGTTGGGTATGCAATAGATCCATCGCCAGTGCTGATTCCAGACATAGCAACTAAGGTTTCAGATTTGACTCTGAAGTTACCATGGTTGTCAATGTAGGTCTGAACACCAACCCATCCCTCATGACTTACATGATAGGAACCAGTTGTTGCAGTAGAAATACCATAGGCAAGTTTGTCATAACCATCTACCAATCTGGTGAAGGTGATTGCAGTTCCTGCATTGATTGTCAGACCAGCACCAATTGGAGAACCAAGAACAACTCCAGTGGTTCCAATAGATGCAATTGGAGTGTCAACACCAGATGCAGAAACAAGGTGATCACCTACCTGGATCACATCTGTTCCCATGTCATTAAGTGCAACAGTGGTGAATCCAGCAGGAGCTTCAATTGTTGCAGATGTAAAGAAGATATTGGTGTATGATGGTGCAACAAAATTAGTTTCAGAATATGAAGAGTCAAGAACAGATGACTTAGGAAGCTGAGATACAGTGAAGTCAGTTCCTGCAATGGCAACACCTGAGAGACCCATTGTTGATCCAATGGTCAGAGACTCAGAACTTGCAACACTAACTACAACTGCATCACCATAATAGATTCCACCACCACCTCTTGTGCCAAATCTGATTACATCACCTTCTGAAAGCC